AACATGGTTACCGAAGTGGATTCGAACATAAAGTATCAGACCAATTAAAAGAATCAAAAATTGCATTTGAATATGAAACAACTGTAATACCATATATTAGACCAGAAACTAAACATACGTATACAATTGATTTTACCCTTCCAAATGGTATATTAGTTGAGACTAAAGGTAGATGGGTTGCAGAGGATAGAAAAAAACATTTACTTATAAAAAAACAACATCCGGAGTTAGATATAAGAATGGTATTTATGTCAGGTAAAACAAAAATACGAAAAGGTTCAAAAACTACATATGGATCTTATTGTGATAAGCATGGAATCCCATGGGCAGAAAAATTAATACCAGAGTCATGGTTTTCTGAAAAAGATTAGGTTATTTGAAATATTTTTGTTATATTAGTTTAGATGAAAAACTTTAAATTACGGACATTAATAGACACAGTACTAGGATCAGGCAGATCTACAAATAATAACAATGTTGCATATTGTTGTCCATTTTGTCATACACAAAAGAAAAAATTAGAAGTTAATACAATATCACAACATTGGCATTGTTGGGTATGTAACATTGCAGGTAGAAAATTAGTTACATTATTTCGTAAGTTAAATGTTGAACGTACAAAGATATCTAAATTAGTTAGTTTATTAGACGAAGTAGAATATAAACCAACAAAGACAACAACAGATACACCCGTATTACATCTACCAGAAGGCTATCGACCTTTATGGCAATTAGATAAACTTTCACCTGAATATAGAAATGCGATTTATTATCTTAAAAGCCGCGGCATTGGTATACATGATATTTTAAAATATAGAATTGGTTATTGTAGAAAAGGATTATATAGAGGAAAAATAATTATTCCAAGTTATGATGCTAATGCGAGTTTAAATTATTTTGTTGCAAGAGCATATTATGAAGATGATGTATATAAACATAAAAACCCTCCTACATCAAAAGATATTATTGGATTTGAATTACATATAAACTGGAATTTACCAATTATATTAGTAGAAGGAGCATTTGATGCAATTACTATTAAGCGTAATGTGATTCCATTATTTGGCAAAACTATTTCAACTACATTAAAACGTAGAATTGTTGAAAAGGGAGTTAAAAAAATTTATATATGTCTAGACAAGGATGCAAAAAAGCAAGCATTAGAAACAGCTAGTTATTTTATGAATAATGGACTAGATGTATATTTTGTAGATCTAACTAGTAAAGATCCTAATGAGTTAGGATTTGAAAAAACAAAAGAATTATTAGAAACAACCCCACGTATGACTCAGGAATACTTAATGGAACAAACAATATTATGCAGATTATAAAAACACAATTAGACTCAATTGATAAAATATATCATATTGCAGATGTACATGTTAGGAATGTTAAACGACATAAAGAATATAATTTAGTCTTTAAACGTTTATATTCATATATTAAAAAAACAAAAACTCCTAATTCATTAATTTATGTAGCAGGTGATATAGTACATGCAAAAACAGATATGTCACCAGAATTAATTAATATGGTGTCAGAATTTTTCAAACAGCTAGCAGATTTGGCACCTACAATTATTATAACAGGAAATCATGATTGTAACCTAAATAATAGTTATAGACTAGACGCCTTAAGTCCGATCATTAGAGCCTTGAATCATCAAAACTTACACTATCTTAAAGACAACGGTATATATTATATTTCCGGAGTACACTTTAACGTAATGTCAGTCTTTGATAAACCAATAGATTACATAAAAGCTGTAGATTTTGACGGTGATTATAAGATAGCATTACATCACGGTTCAGTACATAACGCATCTACAGATGCAGGATTTACTTTAAGTAATACTCATGTTACGACTGAAATGTTTAAAGGACATGATTTAGTATTATTAGGTGATATTCATAGACCACAATTTTTAGATGAAGAAAAAACAGTTGCATATGCAGGATCTTTAGTTCAACAAAATCATGGAGAAGCTTTAGGACATGGAATAATGGTATGGGATTTAAAAACTAAAAAATCTGAGTTTGTTGAAATACAAAATGATTTTGGATATTATACATATGAAGTAGATAATGGCAAAATAATTAATCCAACTGATAAAATGCCTAAAAGGCCTAGATTGAGACTAAAAGTAAAAGATACAGATTCTGGAACATTGAAGCAAATAATTGCTAACATTAAATCTCAATATAAAGTACAAGAAATTTCTATCCAAAAAATGAATTCATTGAATTCTAATGATTCAACTAACAAAATAAATTTTGGTAATGTACGAGATGTAGAATGGCAAAACAAAACTATTACAGAATATTTATCAGATGAATTTGCATTAGATGAAGTATTGTTAGATACTGTTAGACATATAAATAGAAATGTACATTCTAAACTTCCTGCTAGTTTAGTAACTAGGAATATAACATGGCAACCTAAGAAATTTGAATTTTCAAATATGTTTAGTTACGGTCCAGATAATATTGTTGATTTTACAAATATATCAGGAACATATGGATTATTTGCACCAAATGCTTCTGGAAAATCGACGTTACTAGATGCATTATCATTTTGTTGTTTTGATAAGTGTTCTAGGACTAAAAAAGCTGCTCATGTATTAAATAATAAAAAATCATCATTTTCATGTAAGTTTGAATTTGGATTAAATAATCATACATATTATATTGAACGATTTGCAAAAAAGAATAATAGAGGGCATGTTAAAGTTGATGTTAACTTTTGGAGAGTAGATAAATCAGGCAATGAAGAAAACCTTAATGGAGATCAACGAGATACTACCAATAAAAATATAAGACAATATCTTGGTTCATATGAAGACTTTGTATTAACAGCATTATCATTACAAAATAATAATACAGGATTTATTGATAAAACTCAAAGAGAACGTAAAGACTTGTTATCACAATTTTTAGATATTGATATATTTGAACAACAGTATTTAATCGGCCATGAAGATATTCGAGAAACAGCTGCATTAATTAGAGAATATAAAAGAAAGGACTTTTCAACCGATCTTGCATCAGCTAATGATATTATATCTCAACATACTGGTTCATATGAGCAAATGAAATTGGATAAGTCTGAACATGAAGAAATGAAAACAAACCTTAATGATATTATCTTTACTATGACCAAAGAATTAAAAAAGGTTGATGATACATTAAAAGAGCCAGATGATATTAAATATGAAATAACTCAATTAAATGATTCTTTAGGAAATACAAAATTAGAAAAAGATCATCAAATTGAATTAATTAAATCTCAAGAAAAGTTAAATAACGAACTTAACCAAAAGATTAAAAAGGTCAATGTTGATATATTAGAAACACAATTATCTGAATTAACAAAATATAATGCAAATATTATTACATTTAAGAATGCGTTGAAAGTAAAACAGTTAAAAATACAACATGCACAAAAGATGGTATCTAAATTAGATAAACATGAATGGGATGAAAATTGTAGTTTTTGTATGGCTAATCCATGGTTACAAGAAACAAAGGAGGTGGCAGATTTATTACCTAAATTAAAACAAGAAGAAAATACAATATATGCAGAAATAAAACATATTACTAATGCAATAGATGATATACAAAAGCAATTGCCTGATGAAAAATTACAATTTTTATCAAATTTAAAACATCAATTAGGAATTAGTAACGGAACATTAATTGCACAACAACACCAATTAGAAAAAATTAAATGGGATATTGAAACATGTAATAATAATATACATGATAAAAAGAAACAACTAATAAAGTCTCAAAAACAAAAAGATAATATTGAATTCAATAAAAGTAAAAATATTGAAATACAAGAAATACGAGACGAAATAACAACAGTTAACTTAGAACTTAAAGAGTTAGATTCAGAGTTATTAGTATTGTCTGGTAAATTAAAAATGGCAGAACAATCTAGACAAGATGCACAAGATGGAATTGACCGTTTAATTGATTTAGAACAACAATATCAAGGATATGAATATTATCAAAAAGCAGTACAACGTAATGGAGTTCCATATCATTTAATTACAAAGGCATTGCCACAAATAGAATCTGAAATAAATAATATCTTAAATCAAATTGTTGAATTTACAATTGTACTACATACAGATGGTAAAAATATAAATGCTCATATAGTATATGATGATGAAAATTATTGGCCATTGGAATTGACATCTGGAATGGAAAAATTTATTTCTTCATTAGCCATTAGAACATCGTTAATAAACATATCTAATCTTCCAAGACCTAACTTTTTAGCAATTGATGAAGGTTTCGGAGTATTAGATTCAGACAACTTAAATTCAATGTATCAACTTTTTGATTATCTAAAATCTCAATTTGGATTTGTATTGTGTATATCTCATATAGATGCCATGCGTGATATCATGGATAAGCTAATAGAAATTAAGAAAGCAAATGGATACTCAGAAATACGCTTTGAGTGATATTTATATTAAATATATAGGTATTTAACGGAGAAAATGGTTGCCAGTTTATAACGATCCAGAAATTAAAAATATTGCAGGTTATGTAGGTCTACGAGAATGGACATATACAATCCGCGACAAGTCTCTATTATCACCAGATTATTTTGGTATAGTAGAATTTCCAGCAAAGTTTACAGCCGGAAAAAACTTAATAAAACTAAAGGCCCACCCAAATAATTTAGTTCCTGATAGTGATATTCATATAGAAGTATTAGATATTAATGGTAATCCATTATATTACGAACCATTAAAGTATTTACAAAAAGATTATGCTCGTGTAATTGCGGTATGGATATTTCCAGATGATGCAGCAGGAATAGGTAATGTATATATATCAGGTAGAGCATTAAGAAATGCAGATACTGGATTAATATTACCATATAGTAGAAATTTAAATAATAACGAATATTTAAATATTCCAAATGTAATATGGAAACGTAACATACCAATATCACCATTCGAAAAAAATAGTACAGAGATAATACATTTAGGATCACCTCGAGTATTTATTAAAGAAATAATACAAACATATCAAAAACCAATTAACTTGGAAGATGTGGAGCAACATAAAAGTGGTTCTGGTGGAACAGTTACATTACGACCAATTACAATAGGTGGTTCAGCTGGTACAGGTA